ATTAAATTTATTTGAAGGAATATAATGAAAAAAGTATTGATCACAGGTAGTTCAGGTTACATCGGTTCACATCTTTGTGAATTATTGAAAAAAGATTATGAAGTGCATGGATTAGATATCAGACCTCCGCAGGTTGAAGTATCTAAATTTTATCAAGTAGACATAAATCGACTGTTCACTATCCCCGATCAACTAGAACCATATGATGCGGTGATACATCTTGCGGCACTAGTCAATGTAGGTGAGAGCGAAAAGATGCCCATCATGTATTATGTCACAAATCTAAATGGCACTATGAATGTTTTAAATAAGATTCCAACTAGAAATTTTATTTTTGCTAGCACCGGTGCGGCGCAAGATTGTGAGAGTGCATATGGTGTGAGCAAAAGGGCTGCCGAAGATGTTGTCCGTGAATACTGCAATAGGCATAGTCCAAAAGACTTTACAATTTTTAGATTTTACAATGTGATCGGTAGCTCAGTGGTAAAACCAACTAATCCAGATGGATTGTTCTACAAATTGATAGAAGCTAAGACCACTGGTGAATTTACTATCTATGGAACTGATTATCCTAACACCAGTGATGGCACATGTGTCCGTGATTATGTTCATGTTGATGAGATATGTCATGCATTGCGTGATGCTATTGAAAAATCTGCTAATAAAACAGAATGTCTAGGACACGGGGTAGGTTATACTGTAAAAGAAATGGCTGAAATATTTCAAAAAGTAAATGACTGTGATTTTGAAATCAAAAAAGGACCCAGGCGCAAAGGTGATATAGAGTACTATGTGTTAGAAGATGTGTCTAGTTTTATGAAGAATCTGTATGCTATTGAGGATCTTTTAAAGATTTGATTTCACTATAGATCAGTTCTGCAATCTGTTGATGCCCTAGTATACTAGGGTGTAGATCGTGCGGACCAACTCTATCATACAACCACCGAGTGTCATAATCCATGAATTTAAAAGTTTTAAGAATGTAATCATCGATTGGATTAGGTTTATCAGTAATCCTGAATGGAGTCCAATAATAAAATTCAATATTGTGTTTATTAAAAATATGAGCCAAGGCTGAACAGTCTCTAGCCATTGAATACAATCCTTCAATAGCAGTGTAAAAATAGAATCTACTTTCTAGCCATTGAATGATATGATCAGATTCATCATGTAAACCCAAAAAGCACCCTTCTTTTATTTTTGCCCAATTTTCTTGTAGATTAGATAAATCCTTGTCCGGATGTTTTGTGTTATAAATTTCATATCTGCTAGTTTGTGACCATTGAATTACAGCAACAATTTTGTCGGCATCGTGATTTTTAGATACCCAATCAAAAGTAGTACGAAAAATTCTTTGATTGCTTCCGCAACCTGCCGATAAATTTACTGTCTGTTCAGCATTCATTAATCTACCTAGATGTTCTGGCCAACATAATTTCAATCGTTCTTCATCCTGATCAGCACGATCTAAGTTTAATCCACCTCCTGCAGTCCAGCTACATCCATTGGTAAGTAAAATCATACTACTTATATACCTTTGATGAATTATAGTTAGGTTGTGTATCTACAAATTCTGATCCTCCACCTGCACCAATAATACAGGCATAGTCATTGTCATACTCTACCATAGACCAAGTGTTTTTGTTTTGATTGACAAATAAAATAAACTTACTACGGCTACTAACTCCCAACCAACTGGGAACTTCTTTATATTTTTGATTTGTCAGTAATGAAAAAACTCTTTCAGCTTTATCGCACACTACTTCTTTGTTCTCGATAGTAGGTTGTGCTAATGCGATGCCAGGAAATAATAGTATTAAGAGTTTTTTCATCAATGTATCAACAATAGGCTGCTTAATACATCATTGCGGTTAGCAGCATCATCACCGTCACCTGGCTTCACGATAACATTCCACTTGCCTTTTGCTTCTGGATCTTTATCGACGGGTTTACGCATCATCTCATCATAAGTGATCACTGATTCAGGGTTCAAACTATACTTGATAGCGATACGATCTTTAACAGCCTGTTGCGCTTGACTATTCTTGTATTGCCACTTACCACTCTCATCTTTCTCTAATGCATCACTGAATAATTCTTTAGGAACTACACGACTGTTCTTAGTTTTGACGAAATCGATTTTCTTTTCTTGGCTAGTATGTGCGCCCTGGCTGAAGTTCATCTTGAAGTTATCTGGGCGCTCTGCTTGCGCTACTGAAGCCATTTTAGTGTAAGCATAAAAATCAACTTCAGGATGCTTTCTAGCGACATCATAAGCCATGTCTAGGTATTGTGGGCTAAAGAAGTCACCTGCATCATGCCAGCGCACGACTACCTTAGTTCCCTTCTTCCCATATTTCTTTTCTGCTTGACCAATCTCTTCACTTAGTTTAGACATGAAGCCTTCTGGGTCATTGTATAAGAAGTTTAATAATTTAGTAGAACTCAATGAGCTTGCCTTCCACTGAACATATCCACCTTTCATGGCGTAGCAGAATGTTTTGCATGCGCCAGCACCCGGGCAAGTATCGATAACAATGAATTCTCCAGTATCTTCATCCACTGCTAGACCTTTCAATGCGGGTAGACCCACATTGAAGAATATGCTGCTTGTGCCATCGCTGTGTTGCATCTTTTCGTTTTGCTTGAGTATCTTTACAGGACGCTCAGTAAAAGTCTGGCGTAACTTATCTAAGTCATACTTTTTACCTTCGTCATTGACGATTGGAATATTACCACCATGGATATATGGTCTTTGGAATTTGTCCTGTTTCTCTTTACTTTTACCCACAATTCTGTCAAGATAGCTTGTTAATTCATCTTGATCGAACTTACGGCTTGTGACACCACCCAATTTTGCTTCATCTACTTCTTCGCCCTTGTTTTCGCTATCCACGAATTGATCAAGGGTCATCACTTTGAAATTCTTGCTAAATGGGCTAACACCTTCGGTTACTAATTTTATGAGTTTTCTGATGTCCATGATAGGTTCTCTGTTTATATACTATTTATTGTAAATGTTGTTTTATCAGTTCCACAATTTCTAATTGCTGTTTTATGGTAGTATGATAACTTCCTGCATTAGGTTCAACTATGTAGGTATGAATTGAATATTTTTTACCAGTTATACAATCAAAAAACGGGATGTCCGGGGATTCTAAAAGGTCGATAACTTTAAGTGCTTTGATGCCGCTCAGTAATAATTTATGTTGCACAGCGTACATACAATATTCATCAATTTGCCGTTTCCATCGGGGGATATATAAATGTTTTAACCATGCTTCTAGTGCGCTGTGTTTGATTTCATAGTTTGGTATAAGTCTATCTCTCCAGTGCTTTTTGTCAGGAATCAATGACATTAAGTTGTCTGATAAAAGTATAGCGTTTTGTTTTTCTCCGATTTTAGGTCTATAAATATCATACAACTCTTCAATTTTTATTTTTTCTGTTACATTCCTCTCCCCTATTTCTAAAACTTCAGGAGAAACAGAAATTTCAACACGATCAAACACAGTGGTGCCGAATAATATAATATCAGGTTTGATCTTGATAGCTTCTTCTATCTGTATGCATATACCACCGTTACTAGATCCCGGTCTAGCAAGTTGTATCAGTTCATATCCCGTTTCTTTTGCAAACACTTCACTGAAATGCGTTCCCTGAAATTCAGGATTATACATGTCCGGACTCATAAAACTGCATCCGCATGTCACTAATTTTTTCATTATGGTTACCTATTGATTGACTTTTAATTAAAATTTATGTAATATATGCTCATATTTATCTGGAGACAACCATATGTCTAGTAATATTAAACGCATTGGCTTTGCATGCAAATGGGCAGAGATCAACAAAAAAGGTGAGATAGCCAGTGCCGAGGGTTTGAATACCGGCGGCACCACACTTGCATGGGCTAGGCGTAACCCTAGACATAAAGTGGAAGAAAAGATCATTGATGTTGCTAGACAGAATATCGCAAATACACATAATCTAGTCAAAAAAGTTTCAACATTGCGCCCGGAACTAAGAATGGTACGGTTAACCAGCGACATGTTTAGTTTCTATACACATGAAGACTATCGTGAATTTTGGAAGAGCCGTGAAGTCCAAGATCAGCTTGAGCAATGGATGAAACCTATCGGTGAGACCGCGAGAAAAAATGATGTGAGGCTTAGTTTTCATCCCGATCAATTCGTAGTTCTTGCGAGTGATCGTCCTGAGGTAGTAAATAAGAGTATCGAGGAGTTTGAATACCATGTGGATATGGCCCGCTGGATGGGATACGGCAAACAATTTCAGGACATCAAGATCAATGTACACATCTCAGGTCGCCAAGGTCCGTCCGGTATCAAAAATGTCCTTGGGCGTCTCTCACCGGAAGCAAGAAACAGTATTACTATCGAAAACGATGAAATGTCCTGGGGAATCGACGCTAGCCTCGAACTGGCAAACGATCTCGCTCTGGTGCTAGACATACATCACCATTGGGTAAAAACTGGAGAATACATTGAAGCAAATGATGACCGTATTAAAAAAATTATTGATAGCTGGCGCGGTAGCCGTCGTCCTGTTATACATTATTCCGTTTCACGGGAAGACTATCTTGTTAGCCATTCCCGACACGAACGCCCCGATCTTTGGTCGTTATTAGAGACTGGACACAAGAAACAACACTTGAGGGCGCATAGTGACTATTTCTGGAATCATGCAGTCAATGAATGGGCCTTGACACATTATGAATGGGCAGATATCATGTGCGAGAGCAAGGCTAAAAATCTCGCAAGTTTTACATTAATGGAGAATGTTGATGCTAGACAAACTAAAGAACTTATTTAAGAAACCTGAACCAATAAAGCCAGAACCCAAGATTGAAAAACCAAAGGTTGAGAAAACTAAGGAACCACCTAAACTCACGCCCAAAGAAGAAGCGACTAAAAATGGGGAACCCTATATCAATATACTCAAGGTTGAGTTAGATCCAAATAATATCAATAACGGTGCCTTTGAACTAGACTGGAATGATAAATTTATATTGAATTTAATTCGTGCTGGGTATAAACTTAAAGAAGATGATAAAGATAGCGACATCGTTGATCGTTGGTTTCAGACGGTGTGCAGGAATATCGCTTTAGAAATCTATGAGCAAGAACAAGCAGATCCTACGAAACGGGATGATGTTAGGGTGATAAGAACTAGAGATTTGGGAAACGGCAGAACAGAGGTATTTTAAATGGCCAAATATCTAGAACACTCGTCTTTGCAAGATTTGCAGGAAGTTCAAAAAACAATATTTGGTTATAGAAATCAAGTTTATGAAAAGTATCAGATCGATATACTGGACACTGACGCATTAAGTTCACTGTCCATATATCACATAGTTAATCAATACGATCCTGACTACAATATCAACTTTGCTAGGAACGGAGAAGACGGTAAATCGAAAGATGTGCTTATTGAAACCAAAGCAAGCAGGGTAGCCGACCCCTATACCAAGAGGGGAAAATTAAGAAAGGCTGCGGGAACTGATGCAGTGTTTCAATTTCATGCCATGGGAGATTTAGAGCATCCCAGATATCTTTTTGTAGCAAGGAATAAAAATTCCCTAAAACTCATGCGCATCTATGATATCGCAAAAAAAGAAAATACCAGTAAGATCCTAAATTTTCTTTTAGGTGAGAGAGGAGCATGGCTTGCCCGATCGCAAGGAAACGAAAAATTAATGAAACGAGATGTTATCTCATTACCCGAAAAGTTTTTAATTGAAAATATCAAGTTTAATTCACCATTATCAATCGAAGATTGCGTAGTTCACAAAGATTGGTAATATCCAAAAAGTTTGACTTCAATGCAAAAAAGTCGTATACTTAGCGAAACTTGTCTAACTATATACTATCCCACACATGAAATACGCACTCATCGACACAGCAAACACATTCTTCAGGGCGAGGCACATCGCAAGTCGAAATACTGATACTTGGGAAAAGGTGGGAATGGCATTGCATCTTACACTCTCATCAGTCAATCAAGTAGTTCGAAAATTTGGTATCGACCATGTTGTATTCTGTCTTGAGGGCAGATCATGGCGTAAGGAATTCTACAAGCCATACAAAGCCCATCGCAAACTAGATGAGTCTGTGATGACCGAGGCCGAGATCGAAGAGAACAAGATGTTCTGGGAGACATATGAGGTCTTCACTACATATCTCCGTGAAAAGACTAATTGCAGTGTGTTGCGGCATGAGAATGCCGAAGCAGATGATTTGATCGCTAGATTCGTTCATCTGCATCCCGATGACAATCATTACATCATTAGTTCTGACACTGACTATATTCAATTGATCAATAAGAATGTGTGCCAGTATAACGGTATCTCAAATGAACTGATCACATTAGAAGGATATTTCAAGGATAACGGCAAGCCCGTCATCGACAAAAAAACAAAAACAAACAAACTTCTTGAAGATCCGCAATATGTTTTATTCAAAAAATGCATGCGGGGTGACGCTACCGACAATGTGTTCAGCGCATATCCCGGTGTCAGGGAAAAAGGTAGCAAGAACAAAGTTGGACTGATCGAGGCTTACAATGATAGATTCAATCAGGGATTCGATTGGAATAATCTCATGCTACAACGCTGGATAGATCATGATGGTGTAGAACAACGGGTCCGTGACTGCTATCAACGCAATAAGACATTGATCGACTTGACTGCACAGCCCGATGACATCAAAGAAAAGGTTGATCAACGAATCCGTGACGAGGTCCGTATCACGGTGACTCCCCAGGTTGGTGTACATTTCATGCGACTATGCGGCAAGTATGAGCTTACGCGCATCAGTGAGCAAGCCGATTCATATGCTAAATGGTTGAACAATCCATACACGGGAGTTCTTAATGATTGAGATACATGGTATCACAAAAAAAGAAATTGAAATGCTTGATACTATATGGGCATTTCAGACAGAAGAAGAATTCTTAGAATGGCATGACAGTTTAAGTTATCAAGATAAACTATTGGTATCCAAATTACTTGAAACATTGCGCATTGAAATGATAGATTCAGAAACCAATGAAAATTTTAACGAGGCAAATGAAGTTTTGTCCAGATATAAAAAATGAAACAGACATTTTACAAAAAAGTAGGGCACAGATATGTTCCCGTATCAGAATATGATAATGCATTAATGGATGCATTACCCAAAGGCGCACATTTATTCATCGTCGATCCCGGCGGTAAAAGCGTTCGGTATAACATAGATCCTGCACTTGCCCCCATGATCGCGGCAGGTCGTTATGCTGAGGACAAGATGCTGGATGCTATGCACAAGATCAGTGAGGCTCGTCCTAGCGTAACACATTTGACTGAAAAACAACGAGAAGCCTGGGGAGCTATGCAAAAGGCTTTAGGTGAAGATAAATTTTATTTGACATATCCTAGTCATTTTGAAATAGTACAAGAAGGTATCAAAGCAATGCAGAATGAAGCAGAAAAAATGTTAACTAATCCTTCAGTAAAAAAAGCCTACGAACATTTCTTGTTAGTAGCAGAATTAACAAAAGAGGAACATAATGACTAATTTGATCGCAAAGCCCATCATTAAAAATCAATATTGGGTAATTACAGATGGTGAAAAAAAGGTGGGTAATGTGATAGCGAATGGATCAGGGTTTGATTTGATCATCCAAGGCAAAAATACTCACTTCAAAACGACCAATGAGATAAAGAAAAAGGTCAAGATTGAATTTCAAACATTAAAAACAAATAAGACGAAAGTTCAATTACCTTTCGCAACTTATCCCACACCAGATAAAATTTACAATAGTTTTTTTGATGTTAAAAGAAAACTACATGTATTTACAAAATCACTTAAAAGTAAATGTTATTACACGGCAGGTTATTTTATCATCAATCATACCGGTGAAGATGAAGTTATTTTTTGTCCGAAATATATTTTTATACAAAGATATAAATATCAAGGTCCTTTCAAGACAAAAGAAGAAGCTATTGAACGCATAAATAAAACATGATACATATAAAGAGATTCATAGATAAGGTCTCTGTGCTAGAAAGCAGGCAAAACAAAGACCTTATATTATCCAATAGCGATGCTAGGGCATTAAGAGATGAGATAGCAAAATTATTAGCAGACAAATTGTTTGATGAAAAAAGTAAACCAACAGACGAAATAATTAAAGTAGAAATTAATGGTGGCAGATGGTAGATGAGTAGAACACAACCCAAAGTACTTTTAGAATTAGTTGATAAAAAAACTTATAAGTGTGACCAGATCGTAGAAGCATCGGGAATCTGGGCAGTGTTCTATGACGGACAACCTATCAATCTCAAGAGCCAGCATTATCTCGACAACGAAGCGACCCCCAAATATAAAAAAACAAGTTTTAGCAATCCGGGTCATGCGAGAAATCTATGCCGCAAGTTGAATACACAATTCAAAACAGATAAGTTCACAGTGGTATTCATGAACGCTGGAAGGTGTGTTTATCCCGATGACTCAATTTAAGAATAAAAAACAGCAAATAACAGAAATAATTTTGAAAAATCTGCCCCTTGATCATGCTTGTAAAAAGTTCACAGTTGATGAGGTAATCTTTAAATGGTGGATGACAGGCAGATCAGAAAAAAGTCTTAGATTGACTGATGACGGTGATCAAGCATTCAGGGACGCTGATTTCGCATTCTACGACTTTCCATTCAAAATTAAAGAAATACAAGTTTTAACTCCCCATGCATTTATATTAGAGCTTAATAAAAAATTAAGTTGTCCCTATTTCATGGGAGTAAATATGGTTGAAAAGAAAACTAGACAACCATTGATCAGAATTTATGACAGTAAAATCGCAGTTTTGATTTCATTATATGGTAATATAATTGAATACTTAGAAAGCGTGAGGATAAGAAAATGAATGACAATCCTAAGAATAAAACACTCAAACAAGCATTAGAATTGAAAAAGAATAAAGCATTACATAACGGATTCGCTAATCAAAAAGCCCCAAAACCGAACAAGGGGTTCGGTGGTGCAACGGTTATGCGTAGAAGCGGGAGAGGAAGATGAAAACAGTAGCAATTTTAGCATCAGCATTATTTGCAGTAGCAGCAGTAGCAGCAGAACCAGCAAAAAAAGAAGCAGCAAAGCCAGTAGAAAAAGACGGCATGCTTTTACCTGCTAAGAAAGAGGACAAAGCACCTGCTAAGAAGGAAGAAGTAAAGAAGGAAGAAAAGAAAGAAGCTAAGAAGGAAGAGAAAAAGGCTGAAGCCCCAAAAGCTGACGCAAAGAAGTAATATATATTCTTCTTTTTCAGGCATAAATACAGTTTGTAGAGTCTGTACAAAACTCTACAACACACACTTACACAGGAGAAAAAAATGTACACACCAAAACAAACTATCAATACGGCTATCGACGCCATTCAAAACGCAAAGAAGTCAACAGTAAATTTCTTTGTTCCGCATGAAGGTTTAAAAGAGATATTAAACAGTCATGTAGACATGCAAGCAAAATACACTAAAGAATTCGCTGAACACTTTATCGATACATCAACTGCGGTTATGTTCAAGTTGATGGACAAAGAAGTTCATCAAGCCTTCTACAATAAATTCACATCAACAACAAAATGATTGCCGATTTATTGATGAAGCAACTAAAGGATAGGTTTGGACTGGAGAATCAGTATCAGTCCAATCTTGATTCTTTCATAACATCTAAGTACCCAAAAAATCTCGGAGACATAGAACGCCTGATCAGGGAATATGAAAGAAAAATCGCAAAAGGATTTATACTATGAAACAATTTGGAAAATTAATATTTAATTTTTTCAAGCCTGTATTAGACGCCATAGATATGTATGGCAGAGCTAAAGCAGCATCAGAACTTGCGAGGTTAGGAAAATATGATGAGGCATTGAGACTAATGGAGAAAGATACGGAAGTACATCCTTGAGGAAAATAAAATGATACAGATCACACAATGGTGGCCGGTAACGGACGAAGAATGGGAACAATTAAATTACCCAAAAAAATTTTGCTGATTGTAACAATACAGTAATATATACACACATAGGAGACACATCATGGAAAACAAACTACCAGCAGTACCTGAAGTAAAATTCAACAAGAACGGTTATGAGATCAGAACCGAAGTTTTGCAAATGGCTAAAGAATTAGTAGGTCAGGAATTTCAATACAAATACATGGGCTGGGAAGCCAGTGTACAAAAAGATAAAGATGGAAATCTTGTTACCAAAGTAGGTATGCCCGAATTTCCTGGATTGGACAAAGTCCTTGAAACTGCACAAAAGATGTATGATTTTGTAAATCAAGCAAATCCAAACCATAAAAAATAACTTGACATAAATTCCCTGCATATGTTATAGTGTAATTATCTATAACTTTGCAGGGAATACCATGCGCAAAAAATTACTTGCAGTATCAATCAGTTTTATTCTAGCCGGTTGCGGTGGAGGGAGTTCAGATTCTCCCAATATATCAATATCACAGGCTTTTATTCCCTTACCCGTAACTGCACAAAATCAACCAGAAGTTGATTTGTTTTCAAATGGGGTAACTAAATTTCCTGATTTAAAACCATATATGGCTTCGATGTGTGGAACTCAAACAAACATACAAAGCTTTTTCTTGGCTGATGTTAATAAAGATGGCAGAAAAGATGTTGTCATGAGTTTCTGGTGCCGGAGTGAAACTGGAGTCTTAACTTATGGACCCACTAAAAATAAAGTTCTAATATTTACACAACAAACTGACGGCACATTTGTCGAAAGCACTAAAGCAATTTTAGGAAGAGATGCAGTGGATCTAAATGGGGTAGGACATAACCATGTTGTATATGATTTTAATAAAGATGGTTATGATGATTTTGTCTTTGTAGTAAGTAGGGAAGATGCAAGACTGCCCAGTCCTGACGGAGCCACAAATCATCATGCCTATAACATGTTTTTTACTAGCAAAGGTGACGGGACATACGACATCTCTCCGATGGGAATATATGCATGGAATTATGGGATTAAACTGATCGATAATTCTAGTGGGGGGAAAGATATTATCACAATGCCTATTGGTTATACTAAGTTAGTAGAACACTTTTCTTTTGTAAATGGCAAGTGGGTTATTAGCGACCAATATAGCTGGATTAATGGAACAGATCCCATTGTTTTTTCAGGCAAAGAAGCAAAACATGCCGTAACCTCGATGGCGTATCCTGATCTAGGTGTATCTTTATACAATAAGACTTCTAGTGGTTCTTGGGTTCTAGCCAGTAGCGAAAAATTTGGGGAATATAAAATGGTTCCTTTCGTTACATGGCAACTTATGCAAAAGCTCACACAGTTGTACACCATCGACGGAAAACAATATATTAACATGGCGACTGCGAACATATGCGAATTGAAATCGCCTACACAATCTAGCGCCATAGTAGCAGTTAGCGGTAATGAATTCACAAAGCCCTATGTTGAGGGAACGACTGTAGAAGAAGGTGCATCTTATCTTAAAACTGTTTCAAAGTTATTGTCCTATAAAAATAGCGGAAAATTAGAAAAAAGTAACAATTTTTATATTAAAGGCGAAAATATTGATGCAAGTATTCACAAAATGAATTGTATCGATGTCAATAATGACGGATATGATGATGTTACTGTACATGACTGGCGCGCCAAAACTGAACCCATT